CATGTCGTAATCTGGTGCTATACCCGCTCTCGAAAGCTCGGTGGGTAAATAAGCCACGCTGTCTCCCAAGAAGTGTCTGGTCGCGCCCGTAACCATATAAAATGGTAATCCCTCATAATATGTCGTACCTCCCCAGAATCTTAACTCATAAGGATCATCAATGGTGTTTGCTAGAATTTGAAAACTTGTAGAAAGTTTTCCTTGCCTAAAGTTACATTTCGTAAAGCTTTCGGGGTGGGCGGGATAGTATACATTATATGTAATACCGTCCTCAACTACCCCTGTCAAAAGGTCTATTGATTTACATGAATATTCGAAAAAGCCTTTATAATCATAAACCGTTTCTACGTCTTTCTGAGATAAGACTTTAACGTGCGATATTCCTTGCCCTTCCCAGTGGCCATTTATATTTAGCCTTATCCAATACTTAAAGGCAGACTGATTGGCGCTATAATATTTTGTGGGCAAGAGCCTTACGGAAAAGGTATCAGAGGAATCTGTTGCTCCTCCGAAATCAGGATTACCCACGTACTTTCCGCAGCTTCCCGTAGTAAAACAATAATTTTCTTTTATTATTTCGCCCGCTGTTCCGGTTGTGTCCCTTCCAAAAGCTAGATACAGGCCTTCTGTAGCGTAAATTGAACTGGATCTTGTTAGGACTCCTTGGTCCCAAGTCGAATTTAAAGCATTGTTTTTTATTTCCCTATCGAAACTATCATAAAATTTAACTCCCATGTGGTAGGGGGGAGCATATGATCCTGTCATTCCCGTGGGTTTGAATACTATCTCTGAATTATATGTGCCGTACGTTGTTCCCGCGGGCGCTTCGAAATTGGTTTCGGTTATTTCAAACTCTGGTTTTTTAAACTCTTCTTGACTGCCAAATGTTATATGACTTCTTTGTCCAATCGTCTTGGGGCTTCCGTTACTATTAAAGTCTGCTCCAGAAAATGGATGTTTAGAAATATAAGCGTATCCCCCGGCTAAATCAGGAATGGTATTTGATAAAACATTTAAATGGACATACCCATCTCCATCTATATACTGCTCTGTCCATGTTTTGTCCGTTCCGAGTTGTAAACCCACGTTAACGCCGTTTCTTCGTCTGGGCGTTAGATAATATCCTACCGGTTTGGGGTTTAAGACTTCTACAATGTCCCAGCCGAAGTTTGTTCCTTGATTTACCCCGGAAGAAGTTATTCCGTTTTCGTCTATTGCTTGGACTACCAAGTCGTAGTGTCTTTTCGGGCCGTTATTGTTTGGCATCGACATGTTCCTGTCAAATGAGAAATTAAATTCGGTAAACGCTGTAATATAATCCGCGAGCTCTGTTGAGGGCATGGCGCTTGTCGAAGATGTTGGGTCATGGATACTTACTCGGTAGTCTATCGGTAAAGAAAATTCGTCGTCATTTAAAAATGAAGCTTCCCATTGGACCACGGCGTCTTTATCGTCTGTATAAAGATATCTTTCTTTCGTTGGTATAGCTTCAGGCAAATTCTGTAGAGCATAATTTGTTTGTAGCCTCAATGAGTGTATTTTAATATCTTTTACCGGGTAGTGGTTAAACACGTATATACCATTAAGATCTTCCGGGGTTTCTACGACTCCGTCTTGGCCGTCTACAAAAGAGCTAGACAAAACAGATATACTATTTATAGCAAAAACTCTAACAAAATATCTTTGCTCGTTGCGTCCCGGGATATAGTAACTTATCGGGTCTTCGCTTTCTCCTTGATCAGATAAGTATATAGTTTCATGCAACCATTCATTAATGGGTACCGTGCCCCCTTCCTTTTTCATGTCTTTGTTGGGGTCCCAATCGGTCTTGGGTTTCACATAAATTCTATAGCCCACCGTCGTCCCTGTGTCGCAAGCTGACCCGCCTCCCGCGCAAGGTTCAACTGTTATTTGAATTCGCTTCGTGAACCCGTGCGGGCTATCAGGGTGATCTTTAAGCGCTAAGCTACATGAGCTCGCGGGATTTGGCGGAGCAGTTATTCCTTGGGGAGTCTTAAGATATGAATAAAACACGCCAGATTCGATGTAGGAATATTTCCCCGTGCTATGGACTATGGCCTCTATTCCGTACGATAAATCGTCGTTTTCTTTTGTGGAGGTAACATTATATAAGTTAGTAGTTTGATCATTTACTTCTGTAACACTCCAAGTGGCCTTATCTACTATGTCTGTAACAGAATTGTCTATAAACATATCTCCGGTCCATGAGATTTTTGATCCGGTAATTGTGCTGTCTTCTCCCAGAACAACTGTTGAAGCCGTAACGTCATTTATGCCTGTCGTAAAATTAAAGGTCTGAATTTGAGACCTTCTAAAATCTGAGATATATGATTGACTGTCTATGTCGACAATTGACGTATCATAAAAATAAGTAGGAGTAGTTAATGTCAATTCATACTCTGTATCTTTTTTGAAATTTATTCCTTGATCTAAAACAATGCTTCTGGCCTCTGCCCTTGTCGCTCTTCCGCCATATTTTTTTTCTGACCTGTTCGAGTCTGTGACTTTGACTATGTCTCCGGGCCTTAAGAGCATGGCTTCTGGCCCCGCAGTGAAGGTTATTGTCTCGGTTTGTTCTAGCTCTGTAGAGAGCATCCATCTCCCTAGTCTTCGAGCTTGGGTTCGGCTGGTGCAGGCGAAAGCTGTGATCTCTTTTTCTACAACACCATATTTTCTTATACCCTCTGTGTGCTCTACATATTCGATTGCGGGTTTATAAAAATTATCTTTATCGTTGTATCTCACCAAGCAGACTGTGGGTATTGTCTTTTTGGCCGTGGAAGAATAAGTGAAGTTTCCTTCGGCGACGCTAGAATTGTTAAATTGCGCTACCTCTTTTCTCGGCTTGTCGCATACAGCGTGGACGCTTCCAAACCCATAATATAAAATAGACCTAAATACACTAGCAAAATCTTGAAGGACTTTGACTGCGTCTTCTTTCGTGTTAATTAAAGTATTACAGGTAAACCTAGGCTCAAACCCCTCTTCTCCGTCTGAAACTAGAGTGTCACAAAACCGTCCGATTTCGTATAGAGTCCACTTATCTACTTCTACGTCACCTAGGTGCTTACCTATTCCGTACCTTTTATTTGTTAACAAATCATAAAAAATCCAAGCTGGATTATCGGTCCATTTTTTTTCATCTGCAAAGTCTCCTTCCCACGGGGACTCGTTATAATTTCTTAATATAGGGTCATACCCTCCGGGCCCGCCCGGGACTTTAACCTTTAAAAGCCTTACGTCATAAGCTCTAGTGGGTATCTGAGAAAAGTACTCGGCGTTAAAACTCATGGCTGCTAGGGCCGCGTTTGGATAACCCAAGACGCTTTCGTATACCTCTGTTATTGAATCTATATAGGTTTGATTAGATATATGAGACTCTATGGAGTCTAGAGTAACTCTAGTAATTTCAATTTCCCAGCCCGCTAAAAATTCAGTCTTCAGTTTATCCTGTACTTCTATAATATATGGATGAAGGTAGGGGCTCGTTACTTTTCCTTTAATATGAGAAACAAAAGGCTTACTGCCCTGTCTGCCATACCACCCCCTCGAGGTGTTTAAATCTAAATTCCCTAATTTGTCTTTATAAATAGGGCGGTATCTGTATTTAAAAGTAAGCTGACTGCCTCGCACTTGACCTATATCATCCATGGGCCATCTTTGAGTTACTTTCATTACTCCGCCCCCCATGTCCTCCTCATCTTCGATTATTACTTTCGTGTAAGTTAGGGCGCTTATTTTAATATTTACTTTTATTTTATCTATATCTCTGTTTAATAATCTATAAACTTTAGAGTGGTAGTGGAAAACTTCATCAGAAGCTGCGGGAATTTCTCCTAGAAGGTCTGTGTCGGAAGCAACGTCTGGACCCCTTAGCCTTTCATTTATGACCCTAGTTTTTTCTAAACCTAAGTCTTCTCCTATGAATAAAAAATCATCATCAACCGAGACTCCTGCCGGGGTGCCGTTCGTGATTGCTATTTCAGCCTGTTGAAAATTGTATTGATTGTTAACGTTAACGATGGGAGTATCATTGAGATAAATTGACCTTAAAAAGCATTCTGGATTAGCGGTTGTAAAGGGTTTTATTTCTCCTCCATTCCATCCTATCTGTCCTTCATAGGCGTCATCATCGTCCGGAACAAACTCGCCGCTAACTATTCCTTCGATTTCTCCTTCGCTAATTAAATCAAGACATTTTACTATGCTCCTCGTAGTAAGCCAGCCTGTGGTTCCTGCATATTTGTGTCCGGGTGGAAAAACGGTGTCTCCCGACATTATCCCAAACCCCGAGGGTGTATCAAAAAGTTGAATTTGTTCGCTTCCAAAAAGCTCGGCCGCTTCCGTATTTACGACGCTTGTGTCGATCCCATAATATTGAGTGTCGCCCTCCGATCTTGAAGTATTCTTAACAACTGCCATATTACCTTCTTCTTCCTGCCTCTCTGACTAAAACTTTTCTTACGTCATAAGAGTTCATTATTACTTGGCTACCCACAATCATTCTCCCGTATCCAATTGGAACAGGCCCTCCTTCGTTCATAACGTTCACCGCTCCATTATACAGATAAGAGTTCGCTAGCATCGATGGGTCCGAACTAGGGTTAAGTATTTGTCTTTGCTCGGGCATCTTGGGGGGCTTAGCAAGCATTGTGGATATTCCCGTAGCTAACATCATTATTGCCGTTAGCATTCCCATGTTTGTTTGTGCAAATCCCATTCCTCCCAGCCCCAATATGATTCCAAGGAAACCCAGACTTTTTCCTTCTAAAATGGGAACGATATCTATTTCTGTTATGTCTTTTCTGTTTATCGTTAGCTCGTTATTTTTAAAATCTTTACTGGGCGCTATTTCTTCTCCGTTAATCAAGACGCTATATTCTGCATATGCGTTTTCCCTCTTGGAAAAAAATCTTTTGATTCCCTCTCCGGATTGAATATTTATTGCATGAAGAGCCTCTCCTACGCTAGAGACATTTACCTTCCACTCCTTCTCTCCAACGGATTCAGCTAGTTTTCCATGTAACGTTACTTTAGCCATAATCAGGGAATGTATTCAAATAGTTTATGTTCTTTTGTACTGTACATTAGTAATGGTAATTTGTGCCCTTGGCTATTTTTTTTATCCATTTCGGAAAACCCTCCTTTGCTATCATCCGTATGAGAATGATAATAAGCTTTAACACCCCCTTGGCGGCTTGCCTTTAAATAATCTCTTGCGCTAATTTGAAAATTGTTTTGTCTGTCTCTAGCGACATTTTCACATTTTATTAATTGATGTTTACCGTTAACTAAAGAAATTATTCCGCAGCATTCATTAGGGAACGTCTCTAATGAGTGTCGTTTAATATTTTTTTTAATTTTCTTTGATAATTTATTAATCATCGTGTTACCGTTTTGCTGTTTGTTCCGGGGAACCCTCCAAAGTTCAGAAACTTATTTGTAGCTTCTCTATTCGAAGGGCTACTACAATCCGTTCCTGTCTTACAGTTTTTTGCCGCGCCACCTGTTCCCCACCTTAACTTGCAGGAACTTAATGATTTATCGCACCTGTCTGCCACCCAATAAAGTGAATGAGGGGGACTAATTCCTTTGTGGGGATGATTTTTTAAAGCTACATAATAATATCTTATCCCGTCTTTCAATACGAACGCTACAGTTCCTACGTTATACTTTATTTGAGAATCATATTCCGCGACGCTTGAGGCCGTAACGGTAGTCGGGTCATATAAAGACTGTTTATTTGCTCCAGTTATTAACGTAGAGAGCAAGTCATCATTATCATCTGCTATGGGAGGGGCAAAATCTGGTAGGTGGCCCGTCGCTCCAAAGGCCTCTTTCTGTTCTTTGGCGTGAGTGTTATCTGTTGCTTTAAATTCGTAACAACAGCCTTCCCCTCTATATTGCCAAGGGCACCTATTCGATAAGCATGTTCTTGAAGGGATTTTGTAGTTTTGTAAGTCGACAACAGAGGCTAACTCTAATTGTATTCCGTCTTTATCTTCTGATACTTTTCTTTCTACATAATATACTTCTTTAGGAAATTCGGGATTGTTTCCTAGGCCCGATGTAAATTCGCCGACGCCCTCGAAATTATTTGTCGCGTCTAAAAATTTATAAAAGGTTCTTATCCTCGTGACCTTGGCCCCTATCATGTTATCTAATTCTAGGATCGCTCTTTTTAGTGAATAAAAATATTCGTTTTTGACACTCTCGCTTGTTCCCGCCTCTTCTCTTATCCCGGTAAAAGAGGTAAAGGTCAGTGTCGGCCTAGGAATCGTTCCACTCGAACTCACTTCGAATCCGTCTGTGATGATAGGCGTCGGGTGATATGTTTCTCCTCTAAAGTATATTTTTCTTTGTCCTATCGCTTCCATGTTATGAAATCTAAGAACATGCGGCTCTAAGTTTCCACTTACTCCGAGGTTTAAGTTCGACTTTATATGTGAGAGGTCTATTTCATATAATGATATAATAGATGACGCTTCTAAAGCAGAAATCTCTTTCGAAATTTCTTTTATGGTACTTCTCGCTGTTGATGGATTTACTTTTCCTGCCATATATATTATGATACCTCTCCGAGCTTACATTGTATTGAATAATTATCGTCAAAAATAAAATTACTATTAAACTCTTTGCAGACAAATCTTTTAATCATCGAATAGGGAGCGGGAACTTTAAAATAAAACGCCCCAAATCCTTCTCTAGAATGTAGAAAGTGCAATATCGCTGTCGCTTCTGCCTGCGTTCGGTTTTCAAAGGACAACTGAATATTTAATAGATCATTGTTGATTCCATCTTTTATGCGCTGCTCGTACCCATCACCGAATTGAATGGACTTAACTCTTGGAGTATGCGAAACCTGTATGTTATAAGAAGGCGTCCAGAAAAAATACGACTCTGCAGTAGCTGTTCCTCCTACTGTCACGTTTGTATAACCGTTCCAATATGCTGAGCCCACCGCTGGAATTTCAGTGGAAGTGTTCGCGTCTAAATCCTGAAGGGCGTACCAAAATTTACCGTCCGAAGTCTTAACGATAGAGTTTTTCGGGTATGTTGCGGTCCCGCTATCGTCCCAAGAGGCTATATTATAAATTGATCCCATATTCCTTGTACCTTTCTATCTTATTTACACTATAATAGTGTAAATTATTTAGAGAACAATAATTTAAAATGGATATTTATACACAAAAAGACATTAGGGTAAGGATAGACGAAAATGATTTTTACTGTAATTCCTTTTCTCTGCAGTATGACGCTGAGATCAATCCTCGCTTTAACATTAACGCGAAAAATTCATTTGATTACGCTGTCGCTGGGGCTCCAAAGGGGAGCGTTAATCTTACGTATTATTTAACGGGCTCTGACCCGCTTGCGGACAAAATTGTTAACGAGCGCACCCCAGTTTCCTTAGACTTTAATGGGCTACAAATAAACTCTGGGTATATGAATAAGTACAGCTTTTCTGCTGAGCCTCACTCGACTATCCAAGTCAGTGCGTCTTTTGGGTTCTTCGAAAAAATAAATGGAACATTTAGTGCTCAGTCATTTGATTTACCTATGGCTGACCCATTAAGCATATCTGACATGAGCCTAGACAACGGTTCCGAAGTCATAAGCGAAGAAAACATAAAATCTTTATCTTATGATTACTCAGTTAATGTCAATCCGGTGTATCAAATTCACACGAACGAAAACAATATCGATCATAACGGAAAAGCAGCCTCTCGCGTAACCTCACAAGGAAAGAAGATAGAGATGAGCTTTAGCTTGTATGATTATGATATTTCTTTACCAAATACAGGACAAAGAGAATCTTTTAAAATTAATTTAAAAAATAAAAATGGTGTGTCGAAACAGACTTATGATATCGATGGATTCCTAAAAAATAAGTCTATAGGAGTGAAACCGGGGGATAGGCCCACTTCTGATTATAGTCTGGGTCAGGCTAATTTGGGTGGAGACAGCCCCGTAATTACCTCTATAAGCCCCACGGATGGAGGGAAACAAGAGCAAGTAACAATTAACGGAAATAACTTTTTAAACTTAGATAAGGTACTTCTGGGAGAGTTTAAATGTGATGTAGTATCGAAGTCTGACACCGTTCTCGTAGTTAAAACTAGCCCAGATATAATCTCTGGATATAAAGCCCCCATGAGGGTGGTTACTCAAGGGGGCGAAATCATAGGGGCGACGACCTATACTGTGACCGGGGGTCTTACTTACTTTTAGCTTTTTTAATTCTTTCGATAAGCTCAAACACTTTTAGTTTCGAAATCCCGCTTAAGCTTTCTAAGCCTTCTGCTCCTTCATACTGTTCTTTTACGAGTTTGTCTTTAATTTTTTCAAAAGTAACTCCCTTTTCATTCATTACTGACTGGAGCATCTCCCTTACGTCCATAGAATTATCTCCTGTCGATTGAGATGTGTTTGTAAGAGTCGGCGCATTATCTCCCCCCAACTCTTCTTTACCCACAATATTAATTTTCAAAAAGTTACGGACACAACGCACAAAAGCTCTATTCTCAGAGATCGGACCGAGAAAATTTCTAGCAAAGCTATTCGTATTGTGCGGGGTAGCGTCTCCTATAGCAGAGAACGTGATGCTTCGCCCTTCTGTTTCATAGTTGGGGAGCCAGTTCATTGTACAGGTGGCGACTACATAATCTGAACTTGGTGAGGTCACTGTATAGTTTACGTCTGTGTATCCTCTAATCTGCGCTAGTTCTTTGATTCCCCCAAGGAGAATAATTAGTTGATAGTCCTTCAGTTTTGTTACATCCGTTTCAGATGTACGGTCTTTATTGGGGACAAGGTGTTTTGCTTTAACCATCTTACGCCAGTCAATTAAGCCATCTTCAGTAAAGACGTAATCGATATCATTTATTAGTCCATCTTCGTTACGATCGATTCTTTTCATAGTTTGATTATAAAAGATTACCTGAACTAAGTCAAGCGATTTTTTCCAACAAAGTCTTGGTTTGTAGCTCTTCCCAAAAGTCAGGGATATCTAGGAGTTTTTGAGGAACCGTATTACGGACTGATTTAATCGGAACGTTTTGTTCTGAATCCCCTTTACAAGCATAAACGTCTTGTTTTTGTACGGTATAGCAAGAGGTCTTAAAATAAATGTTATTAAGGTCTTTTCCTTTTAACTCCTCTTCGACATCGTCTTTCGAAGAAGAGGGCCTATGTATAATCGTTCCGATGTCTATATATTTTAATTTAATTTTATTATATTTTTCTTCTGAAATACTTGTAACGATCACTGGTTTCAGTCCGTTCTTAGCCAACTCGTTAAAGTAATTTATGTCTGTGTTTTCATCTACAAAGAAAACGTGTTCAATAATGTTTTTTTGAAATTGCTTTAACAATTGTATGTTTATGGGCCTGTCTGTTACTACCGAGCAAGGCGACAGGCCGAGTTGTTGGGCGAGAATTTCTTCATCAAAGCGCCTGTCCATTCTAACAATTAGAGAATCAACGCCTAGACTTTGCCAGTTAGAAACATAATTCGTAGGGACAAGTTCTATTTTTCGAAGATGATATTCTGCTCCTGTATAAAGAGTCTTGAACGGGTAGTTAAATTTTAAATTCAATAATTTGCAAACTGATTTTGCTATATCTTCAGGCTTAATCGTATTAATTGTCGGAGGCTGTTCGTAATTATGATAGCTTGGCTTGTTACCCTTCCTGTCTGCGTCTAATAAAATTACATCCTTCTCGTCACTCCAATATGGCCCAGAATGAATGGGGGGCATATTGGAATATACTGATACAATTTTTTTCTGAAAACATGACGCGGCATGTACTGCAAAACTATCCGCTCCCAGATGCAACAGGGCGTTTTTTATTGTATATGATGCTTGACTATAACTGGTCCGACCTCTTAGGTCAACAACGCCATGTTGAAGGGGCTCTTGTTCAGTTCCTAACTGAACGATCTTAATATTAGCCTCTGTAAAAATGGGCTTTAATATATCTATGACCTCTTGCCAATAGGCATAATTTCTGGCAGGAGCTTTTCCATAAGGTTGTAAGGTAATGTATTCCCCGTCAAAGCCCCTAGGGACGAAAGACGTATAAAGATAGGGAGTCCCTATTTTAAGGCCCGTATTTAATGCAAATGATTCTAATAAATGCATAAACTAAATAGTTAAAATTTTCGCTGTGACTTTATATAAGATAAGGGATAATATATTGCAAGCGGGGAACATCCATAACGTATCTGATACCAAAAAAGTAACCAACATTGTAACCCAAAAAGAAAAGCATAAAGGACAACTAATTAATTTAACAAAAAAATTAGTTCCGTGTTCTTCTCTTAGAAAATCTACATAGGTTAAAGAGGGTCTATTCGGACTCATCAACCTGTAGTCTCCGACTCCGCCGAATTTATCTCCGCCAAAAGCCGAGGTATACTCTACGAAAGCGTCACTTTCAAACCAAATCAATAGCACTAAAGTAACTATACTAATTATTAGGATCGATTCTAAAATCATTTACTACCTCAAATTTTCCTGCATACTCCTTACTCATGGTGTTTAAAGCGTTATGAGTTATACAGAGCTTTACTCCAAAAGTCTTGGACATGTTTAATGAAGACATGTCTCTACTGTAAGTTTCATTAAAAACAACCTCCTTGATTCCGTACGCGGCAATTGTTCTAAGACACTCATTACATGGAATATGCGTACACGCAAGTAGCTCGCACTCTCCGGGCTTAACGTAACGAAGCGCATTTATTTCTGCGTGAACGACTTTTTTTCTTCTTTCGTCCCTATTTATCCAAGAGATGTTTACTCCGGGAGGCGCACCATTGTAGCCCAATGAGGCTACACTATGGTCTGGCCTGAGCAAACACGCTCCGACTTTCATAAACGGATCTTCACTACGCTCTGAGGCTACGTATGCCAACTTGAGGGCGTAATTTTTCCAATCTAATCTGGGCTTTTTAGGCTCCGAGGACATCTTAAGAGGATTTCCTGTATAGATTTTTGGGTCTACCGAACGCAGTTTTAAGTGTCCCTACTTTAAGTAAGCCTCCGCGGTTAAGCTCTGCCCTCATTTTCTTCCTCAGTGATGAAGATGACAAAATGTTATCTTTCTCTAGGGAATTAAAGGTAAAGTCCGTCCTCGGCCAGTTTACATTTAGCTTAGGGCGCCCCCTTTTCTTTTGTAGTTCAGCCTGTACGCTTTCTACGGGTGCTACACTCTCTTGACTCATATTTTGTGTATCATTCATATTTTATATATTATCACATTTCCAGTTAATGGCAAGTTTTTTCGACATTTATTTTCAAAAGGACTATAATGTATATATGACAGTCGTAGAAGCTTCAGCCCATCTTTACCAGTGGTTTTCCGAAAATGATTCTTTTTCAATGAAGGGTGATTTTATAAAAGTTATCAACATAACTGAAACTCCTAATCGAGATCGAGCAGCATTTGAGTGTGCCTTAAAAAAATATGAAGAATCTGGGATGGTCAGCGTAGGATCTGTAGACGATGAACAATTTTGGATTTTAAGGAAAGCCTTTGTGGCTTATGATCAAAGCGTAACTATATCTCCCCACCTTGCTCTAACTATCGCTGAAATTATTAATAAATTTTGTGAACTTGTCCAAAACGAGGTAGATTATTGTGACCCCACAGAGATAAAAGAGAGTGATATCAACAATCTGATTTACATAGCTAATATCTTACTCGCTGACAAGAAAAAGATTGACTCTGATCCGGAATAAATATACCCTTCTTCAAAAGGCACAAATCCTTTTAAGCTCTCTGGGAGCAATCAGTAGAGTTTTCCTTTAATGAGACCTCAAGGGTCAAGATTTTCGGCAGAAATCTATATTTAAAGGTATGCCTAGGAGTTATACGTTCCTAAAAAAACTAATGGGTAGTTCCCATTGCAATGCCCCGGCGTGTTGTGGTTAATCACTATAATGAGTTTTCAAGCACAGTTTCTCACCCTGTAATAAGGGAGGTGGTTCTCGAAAGAGTTGCGTATGCGTCGCTGAATGTCCCATCAGCACAAAAACACAGGGTCTAAGAAAAATGTTTCGCATATATAATTTAGCAAAACCCTTCTTCTTGAGGGGTTTTGTTGTCTTATGTTCTAGAAAAATGTAGTTCACATACCGTTAAGGTAACTGTGTCCGATTTGATAAAACTTGTTTGTAAAGTTCAAAATCCTTAGCGTAAATACTCCTTAAAATATCAATTGACTCTGGGGTGAACATGTCTGTATAGTTTTTTCTCCCGCGGCAAACATTTGCGTGAGGAAGAGTTAAATTAATTTTTATTGGTCCCCAAGAGCGAGTCTCTCGAGTGGCATAATTTCCATTAATTTTTATCCCTAATTTTTTTAAAATAAAAATAAAATCTTCTTGTAAATTCTCTACAGTGCCTATAAAATCTACGCCTACGTTTTCCCTCTGACATATAAAATTAAATTGTGGCCGAAAATGGACCCTGTTCTTAACGAAGTCTTCTGCCTTACTAAAACTTGAAACAAAATCGTTGATATCTTTGTAATTATTTTGTAGATATGCACATATTTCTTCGTGAACGGGCGTTCCTCCAACAAACGTGCCCCCACTAGAGAGGTAAAAAAAGGCTGAGGCAAACCTATCAATAGGATTACGAATAAAACAAAATTTAAAAAGGCTATTTATAGGGTACTCTTCTCTTATATATCGACACAACGGAAAGTGGGGGTGCCTACTTTTGCTGGAAAATGGAATAGATAGGCCGACTCTTTTTAGCCCAGCCTTTATTGTCAGACCTGCAGTCTTAGGAATGTGAATGAATAAATATTTTTTGTTCACTAAGCCTATTTACACTTGATTTTTTACAGGAAACGGTATACTGTAAATGTACAATGAGTTTACGAGCGCCAATAGGAGTCAGTGGAGTCGCGGGAGCGGGGAAAGATTTATTTTTTAATATACTAAGTAAAAAAATGCCAGTGAGGCGCTTTGCGCTAGCGGATAAATTAAAATGGGAGTGCGCAAAATGGTGCTATGATCAATATGATATAGATCCACTCGAATGCACGAGAGAAGAAAAGAGCCGAATAAGGGAGTTTCTGGTTTTCCATGGTACGTTCAAAAGAAGGCTAAGTAAAGGTCAACATTGGATAAATAAATTAGATCCAGAAATAAAAGGATTTTTACTTAATGCGGTAACAGAAGATGTCCCCGTGATCACAGATATAAGGTATCAAGAGTATGAAAATGATGAGGTATCTTGGGTGCAAGATAAATTAAATGGAGTTTTAGTACACGTTTCTCAGTATGAGATGAAAGAGGCAACAAGCAAGAGCGAGTGGCCCAAGAAAGAAATGAAGAGGGTATTTAGAGAGCCCGTTAACCTTGAAGAAGCTCGTCAAGACCCCATTCTTATGGGAAAAGCAGACTTTTTGATAAAATGGGAGAAAATAAAAGGTGACAATCCACTAGATAGTGCGTATCTTAACGAAGAAGTAGATAAATTTGTAAATTGGTATTATGCACGTCAAGACGAACAGTCATGAAGAGGATTTAAAATTAATAAAATTAATAAAAGACGATAATTGTAACGATAGTTTTAAGAGACTTCAGGAAAAACATTCAAATCTTTTTTATTCAGTATGTAACAGATTTACCAACAGGGTAGATTTAGACGAAGTTTATAAAGACAAAGACTTCGTTATGTTTAAAGCCGTAACCTCTTTTAAGGAAGAAAAAGGAGCAAAATATTCCACATGGCTAGGTAACTATACTCGGTATCACTGTCTGAATTATATAAAAAATAATCATAAATATGTAATTACCGACGAAGACAAGATGATTCACTTCTTTAACTTAAAGTCCATGGACGATTATGACCTACGTTATGACCCAAAAAATGAATTAGATCATGCTTTCGATATTCTAGACAAACTAAAAGACAAGAGGATATTTAGAATTTTTAAGTTAAGGTACCTGCATAACGGCCCGAAGTTAACTTGGAAAGAAATCGCCGAGAAATTTGATTTAACCCCGCAAACCATAATCAACCTACACATGAAGGGTAGGAGAATTTTAAAAAAGAAAATGAAAAAAAACCTTGACAAGAGAAAAGAAAAGACGTAAGGTTATTGTAGTATGAGTACAGAAAAAAATAATGAGTGGCAGGAAAGAGAACTGGGAGCATTGTGGAAGCGTCAAAGCGGAGACAAGAAGTATCTTACCGGCAAAATCAAGAACAGCGACGGCAGCACCCAAAGCGTCGTAATCTTTAAAAACAAGTTTAAAGATAAAGAAAACCAGCCAGACTTCAGAGTTTACAAGTCTGTAGAAATGGCTTCTCAGTCCGAGCCCGTAGCGCAAGAAGCGGGGGCAGAGACGGAACAAGAAGACTTGCTATAGATGAGCATCACTTTTAATTGCGCTCTCAATACAGTTTCCTTTGGACAGGTGTCTTCCTCTCTTCTTCGAGAGGCTTATGATAGAAAATTGGAGACGCTCGTAGCCGTTATCGGTGACCAGCTAGATATGTCTTCCCAAAAAGAAGATCCCTTTTTCCAAAAGTGGCTGGAGGGCGCAATTAAAGACTTTCCTTCAGAGCATACGAAAGATAAAGCCACATTTAAGTTATGGCATTTAAATAAAGACTCTCTATTTTTGTTAGGAGATAATCAATTGCTGATGACTTTCTACGAGCTTAATAGTCCTACCCCAGTAGAGATAAATGTTGCGAAGCAGCAACCTAAGTTAGCGTTCACCTCAAAGTATAGTCAGGAGGTTTTCAGCGGTAGTGGGGTCGATAGTCATTATATTCCATTATTTTTTGACAAACAGAATTTTAAAGTTCTTGATAAAACCTATCACGAAGACGACAGAATTGTTTTTAACCTAGGCGGTAAGTTCGAATTCAGAAAGCACCACGGTAAAATTTTAAAAGCGTGGGCTAAAAAATTCGGTAATGATAAAAAATATGCGTTACAGTGTGCGGTTTACAATCGCTTTTTATCTCCAGAAGTAAATAATAAACTTGTTTCTGATGCGCTAGATCAAATTAAGTATTTTAATATTACTTTCCTCCCGCACATGGATGCGAACGAAATGTATAACGACTATTTAAACTCAGCGAGTATCATTATCGGCATGTCCGGAGGGGAAGGTTGGGGACTGCCAGAATTCCAATCTGTAGCGTTAGGAAAACAAGGTGTCATTTTAGACGCACACGGATACCAAGGCTGGGCGACCTCAGAGAATTCAACATTAGTTAGCCCCACACACAAAATTGATTGCGTGGATAATGTCTTCTTTAAGAGGGGCGGGGAAACTAACCAAGGGCAAATATTTAGCTGGAAAGAAGATGACTTTATTTCTGCTTGCGAGGAAGCAATTAAAAAGGTTGAGTCTAACAGGGTCAACGAAGAAGGATTAAAACTCCAAGAAAAATTTAAAGTCTCCAATTCTCTAGACAAGATATTGGAGGTCTTAGGAGATTAAAACTTGTGCCCTTATATCTCTATAAACATCCTACTAAAGACGAATATATAGAAGTTATTCAGAAAATGAATGAAGAGCATATATTTATTGACGATGAAGGAACAAAATGGGAAAGGGTTTGGACAAAGCCCAATGCTTCTATGGGCATGAACGCAGATCCGGATTCGCCTAGTCAATTTGTTGAAAAAACGAAGAGGTATTCAGTAGGAGAGATGTGGGACTACTCAGCTGAATTAAAAGATAAGAGGATATCGAAACGGGGGCATGACCAAATCGGGGAAGCGCACGAAAATAAGCGCAAGAGCAAGATGAACAAGAGGCGAGAGAAAAGATCAAAGAAATCTTAATACACTCGATAATTGTTTTTCATTTTTTTCATTTTTTTCTTTCTTTTTTCCTTGATAAGATGTAGACTAAGGGTAGTAGACGAATGGGTTAATCAATGGAAGTACTGCATGTAAAAAAGCGCAACGGACGCTTAGAGAATTTAGATATTAATAAAATTAATTTATGCGCCGCTCGAGCATGTAATGATTTAGATGATGTTTCAGCGAGTGAAGTAGTTTTAGATGCTCAGGTCCAGTTCTACGATAAAATTAGCACGAAAGAGATCGATCAAGCTCTCATTATGTCTGCTCGGACTAAAATAGAGAAAGATCCTAATTACGCATATGTAGCAGCAAGGCTCCTTCTGGGAAATATTCACAAAGAAGTATTCGGAGAGAGCAGAGACAAAGATGGGTTTGAACATCAATACAGGCTTTCGTTTATTAGGAACATTAAAAAGCTCATCAAGGAGGGAAGGCTAAATAACGAGCTCCAAGATTTTGATTTGAAAAAATTGTCTGAAGTTTTAGTTATCGATCGAGACTATAAGTTTAAGTATCTTGGATTAAGGACTCTTTATGATAGATACCTTTTATCTATCGAGGACGTTCGCATGGAAGCTCCTCAAGCTTTTTGGATGCGAGTAGCAATGGGCCTAGCTTTAAATGAAAAAGATAAAGAAAAAAAAGCAATCGAATTTTATCATGCAATTTCATCGTTTAGGATCTGCCCTTCTACGCCTACCTTGTTTAATAGTGGGAGCGTTCGTAGTCAGCTTAGTTCTTGCTATCTCAATACTTTCGATGATAGCATTGATGGTATATTTGAGGGTGCGTGGCAAGAGGCCAGAAAATCTAAGTTTGCTGGAGGGCTAGGTTTCGATGTTTCTAATTTTCGGGCAGCGGGAGCCCCTATTAAGGGAACAAACGGAACCTCTAGCGGGCTTATTCCTTGGCTTAAAATCTTTAATGACCTCCTTGTTGCTGTTAACCAAGGAGGAAAGCGCCCCGGCGCGGGATGCGCGTATCTTGAGCCTTGGCACTTAGACATTGAAGATTTTTTAGATTTAAAAAAGAATACAGGTGACGAACGTAGGCGTTGTCACGACATGAATACAGCCAATTGGCTTCCTGATTTATTTCTCCGTAGAGTTCAACAAGGTGGAGACTGGTATCTGTTTAGCCCGTCAGACGCCCGTGACCTTCACGAACTTTACGGAGAACACTTTGATAAAGCATACACGAAATACTGCAAAAAAGCAGACAAGGGCGGCATTAAAAACTTTAAAATCATAAAAGCAAAAGATCTTTGGAAGAAGATGCTAAGAGCTTTATTCGAAACAGGCCATCCATGGATAACGTTTAAAGATAATTCTAACTTGCGTTATTCTAATAGTCATGAAGGCGTAATACATAGCTCTAATCTCTGTACTGAAATTTTCTTACATACTAAGCCCTCTCGATTTAGTCTAGGCGAAAAGACCGAGGTGGGAGAAACGGCCGTCTGTAATTTAAGCTCAATTAATCTTAAAGAGCACTTAAAAAATAATGGTAAGCTAGACTTTAATAAGCTATCGAAAAGCATAGCTGTGCAAATGAGGATGCTGGACGACGTTATTGATCTTAATTTTTATCCGACAGAAGAGGCTCGGTCCTCAAATCTAAAACACAGGCCTGTCGGAGCAGGAACCATGGGCTGGGCAGATGTATTTCATTCTTACAAAGTTAATTTTTCTTCTGATGAGGCCGTTAGGCTCTCGGATGAGCTTTATGAATTTATTTCTTATAATTGTATTTTAAATTCTAGTAAAATAGCTAAGGAAAAAGGGTCGTACGATACTTATGAGGGGTCTTTGTGGAGTCAAGGGGTTTTACCGATTGACACTTATAAGATTTTGATGAAATATTTAGACCAAAAGCCGATAAGTCATAAGGATAAAAAATATGCACCAAAATGCGATTGGAAGACTGTTCGTGAACATGTTAATAGCTACGGTATACGCAACTCTAATACTATGGCTATCGCTCCTACTGCTACTATTTCTTATATTCAAGGTTGTTCTCCTTCCGCTGAGCCTGATTTTTCGACTCTATTTGTATACGAAAACAAAAGTGGTAACTTATTTGTCACGAACGAGTGGTTCGTAAAAGAATGTAAAGATCTTGGGATTTGGAGCCCTACATTTATTGAGATATTAAAGGCTGTGGATGGAGACGTACTTAGGCTTAACGGGGAGGTGCCTCAGGAGATCAAAGACCGCTATCGCACAGCCTTTGACCATGATCAGTTTAAATTGATCGAGTCCGCCGCAGCAAAACAAAAATGGATTGACATGGGTCAGTCTTTGAATTTATTTAACAACAGTACTTCATTAAAATATTTGAATGATTTATATATTTATGCTAGAAATTGTGGCTTAAAAAGTACATATTACCTTAGGAACAAATCAGCCAGTGAAATTGAAAAGTCGACAGGAGCTCAAAAAGATAGTAACTTGGATAATAGTAGTACAGGTGATAGTGATGCTGACCTTTCTGCTGTTAAAGCTTGTACGATCCTAGATCCGTCATGTGAAAGCTGCGAATAATGAAAGAGTATACAATACAATTAAACGAAGAAAAAACGCTGATAGCCTCGGACGGTACAGCCGTTAATGAGGCAGGGTTAGTCTTACAGATTTGGCAAGACCTTAATAAAATGAAGCCAACTCATCAAGAAGATATTTTAATAAAAAAAATACTTGAACAAATTCTGGAAAAGGAGTTTAATAAGGAGGAGGGCGGCATTCCTATGCCAGATTATTATTAATGAGTGCGAAAAATAAAACTGGATTAATATTTGGAGAAGATGTTGCTGGAGTAAACCAGATACTTCCGCATAAGCACCCAGAGGCTTGGGACATGTTCCTTAAAGGGACAGCCAACAACTGGAGCCCCGCAGAAATAAATATGTCTACAGACATAGA